CTTAAAAAAATCCCCGGGGGTTATTTTTGGGGTTCGCTTTTAGGAAATGATGCAGTATTTGAGCGAGCTTACAGGGTTGGTGGTAGCTTTTCTTCATGTGCTCCTCCTTCTTCCTTTCATGTTTTTCTCCTTTCGGTGATTGATGGAAGCCAGCTCTGTAAGTTCTCTCAAATACTGTATCAAAACCTATGCAAAACAGGTACTTGCAAAGCAAATAGTATATGGCAACAAACAGAGAGGAGGCAGTAAGGATGCCAAAAGGTAAAGCTGCAAGCTCTTCTGAGTCGTCAAGAAAGATGAGACCGGCTTTATCTCCGGAGGCTAGAGAAAACCAATTGGTTTCTTTGGCTGTTGATCTTGCTGAAAAGCAGTTAAGAGAGGGAACTGCTTCTTCTCAGGTTATTACTCATTATCTGAAACTTGGTTCGACTAAGGAAAAGATAGAAAAAGAAATTCTTGAGAAGCAGAAAGAGCTTATCGAGGCTAAAACACAAAACCTTCAATCTGCAAAACGTGTCGAAGAACTCTACACCAATGCTCTTAACGCTATGCGTCATTATTCTGGTGCCGGGGGCGATGAAGATGAGTGTTAGAACTTATACGGAACTGATATCTCTTCTGACTTTTGAGAAACGATTCCGTTATCTGAAGTTGGATGGAAAAATCGGCGAAGCTACTTTCGGTTTTCAAAGGTGGGTTAATCAAGAATTTTATCATTCCAGCGAATGGCTGAGTTTTAGAGACGACGTTATCATTCGAGATAATGGGTGCGATTTGGGAATTGCCGGCCACGAAATATTTGGACCGGTACTGATACACCATATCAATCCGATTACTTATGAGGATATCATAAATCGAAATCCTTGCGTCTTTGATTTGGAAAATGTGATATGCACGCAGCTAAAAACACATAACGCTATTCACTACGGAGACGAAAGTATCCTTATCTTAAAACCGGTTCAAAGGAGCCGCAATGATACTTGTCCTTGGCGAAAAAATTGAAAGGAGTACATTTTTATGAGCACGATGTATGAAGATGTCGATATGGAAAACCCCGACGGAGTTTCCGGAGATGGCAGCGATGTCTGCGACGGTCTTATTGGTGTAGTGGTTAATTGTCTGTCGCTGAATATCCGAGAAAAAGCTTCTGCCGATTCAGATGTAATCGCGGAAGCAAAGGCTCTCGATGAGCTGAAAATCGACATGGCAAATTCCAATGATGATTGGTATGCGGTTTGTACAGTTGCCGGTATCGAAGGCTTTTGCATGAAGAAATTCATCGCCGTTAGAGAGTGAGGTAATTCGATATGGACAGCATACTGACATCGATTAAAAAACTGCTCGGAATTACAGAAGAATACGAGCACTTTGACCCGGATATTATCATGCATATCAATTCGGTATTTTCTGTTCTTACTCAACTTGGTGTCGGTCCTGCTGAGGGATTCCGTATCGAAGATGACAGCGCCGAATGGTCTGAATTTCTGCAAGATGATTTCCGTCTTGAGTTTGTTAAAACTTACATTTATCTAAAGGTTCGATTGGCTTTTGATCCTCCGCTTAGTTCAGCAGTTATCGAGTCTATCAACAGACAGATAAGCGAGCTTGAGTGGAGGATCAATGTTTCTGTCGACCCGAAACCAGCAGAGAAAGGAGAAATTCAAAATGGATAATACTTCGCTTTCTCATCATGGTATCAAAGGAATGAAATGGGGCGTTAGGAGATTCCAGAATAAAGACGGATCTCGAACAGCCGCTGGAAAAAGAAGAGCGAGGGAAAACGCTTCCGAAGAACCAAGCCATGATGATTATAAAAAGGCTCATAGCGGCAAAAGCGTAAAAACCATGAGTGATGCTGAGCTTCGCAGCCGTCTTAATCGTCTGCAAATGGAGCGGCAGTATAAGCAGTTGTCCGGCAGTGATGTTAATCGCGGTAAAGAATTTGTTTCTAAGACAATGAAAGCCGCTACTGGAATAGCAACTGCTACCACCACAGCGATTACGCTTTACAACAACTATGACAAGATTAAGAAAATCGTCAGTGGCCTTAGCAAGAAGTAAAAAGGAGATCGATTGCTTATGGCATTATCAAACACTGCCGTCCCCAAATATTACGGCATGTTTCGTGATGCCGTTCTTCGAGGGGAAATCCCGGTAAATAAAGAAATCTCCATGGAAATGAATCGCATTGACGACCTTATTGCCAACCCCGGCGTTTACTATGACGACCAGGCGGTTGAAGGATGGATCGCCTATTGCGAAGCGGAGCTGACTCTTACTGATGGTTCCGATCTTTCTTTGCTGGACACATTCAAGCTATGGGGCGAACAGATTTTTGGATGGTATTACTTTGTCGAACGAAGCGTATACCAGCCAAATCCAGACGGCCACGGCGGACATTACGTTCGGAAGAACGTTAAGAAGCGTCTTATCAATAAACAGTATCTTATTGTAGCCAGAGGTGCCGCAAAATCAATGTACGCTTCCACGCTACAGGGATACTTTCTCAACGTTGACACTTCCACCACACACCAAATCACCACGGCGCCGACCATGAAGCAGGCGGAAGAAGTTATGTCTCCTTTGCGTACTGCGATAACGCGTTCTCGCGGACCGTTGTTCCAGTTCCTGACGGAAGGTTCTTTACAGAACACCACCGGTTCAAAAGCAAATCGCACCAAATTGGCGTCAACCAAAAAAGGCGTGGAGAATTTTCTTACCGGTTCTCTTCTTGAAGTTCGGCCAATGAGCATTGCCAAGCTTCAGGGCTTGCAGATCAAGGTGGCAACGGTTGATGAATGGCTTTCCGGCGACATTCGAGAGGATGTTATCGGTGCGATTGAACAGGGTGCTTCAAAAGTAAACGACTACATTATTGTAGCAATCAGTTCCGAAGGTACAGTCCGTAACGGAAGCGGCGATACAATCAAAATGGAGTTAATGGACATTCTTAAAGGAGATTACATCAATCCGCACGTATCCATATGGTGGTACAAACTCGATTCGATTGACGAAGTTGGAGATCCGGAAATGTGGCTTAAGGCCAATCCGAATCTTGGTAAAACCGTGAGTTACGAAACTTACCAATTGGACGTGGAAAGAGCTGAGAAAGCCCCCGCCGCACGAAACGATATTCTCGCAAAGCGTTTTGGGTTGCCCATGGAGGGATATACCTATTACTTTACTTATGAAGAAACGCTTCCTCACCGAAAGAGAGACTATTGGCAGATGCCATGTTCTCTCGGTGCAGATTTATCGCAGGGTGATGACTTCTGCGCTTTTACGTTTTTGTTCCCGTTGTCAAACGGTTCTTTTGGCATCAAGACACGAAATTACATAACTTCTATGACATTGATGAAACTGCCCGCAGCTATGAGGATCAAATACGATCAGTTCATGGCCGAAGGCAGTTTAATTGTTTTAGAGGGCGCTGTGCTCGATATGATGGACGTTTACGAAGATCTCGACAATCATATTTCAGAGTGCGGCTATGACGTTCGCTGTCTTGGCTTTGACCCGTATAACGCCAAAGAATTTGTTGCCAGATGGGAACAGGAAAATGGTCCGTTTGGCATTGAAAAAGTTATTCAGGGCGCCAAAACGGAATCGGTTCCTCTTGGGGAACTAAAGAAGCTTTCCGAAGAAAGGATGCTTCTCTTCGACGAGGAACTCATGACTTTTGCTATGGGTAACTGCATTACCCTTGAAGATACCAACGGAAATCGAAAATTGCTCAAGAAACGATACGAGCAAAAGATTGACGCTGTTGCCGCGATGATGGATGCGTATATCGCATACAAGCTCAATCGTGATGCGTTCGACTAAAAAGGAGGTGATGATTCAAATGGGAATGTCTTTTGGTTCCAGACTGAAACATGCTTGGAACGCATTTACGGGAACTGATTATACAACCTATCAGGATGTTGGACCTGGCTATTCGTCCAGACCCGACCGTATACGTCTTACCAGAGGCAACGAGCGATCCATTATCACTTCTGTGTATAACCGGATTGCTTTGGATGTTGCGGCGTTAAATGTGCAGCATATTCGTCTGGACGAAAATGGACGCTTCTTATCCGTTATTCAGGATGGTTTGAACACCTGCCTTACCGTAGAAGCAAATATCGACCAAACTGCCAGAGCCTTTATTCAGGACATTGTCGTGTCCATGCTTGATGAAGGTTGCGTGGCGATTGTGCCCGTTGATACAACTTATGATCCTTCCGTTACCGGTTCGTATGACATTCAAACCATGCGAGTCGGTAAAATTTTAGATTGGTATCCACAGCATGTTAGGGTCCGCCTCTATAACGAGCGGACCGGGACAAAAGAAAACATACTGGTACCAAAGAGTACAGTAGCGATTATTGAAAATCCTCTGTACGCAGTTGTGAATGAGCCTAACTCTACTATGCAGCGGCTTATTCGAAAACTTAACCTACTTGACGTCATCGATGAACAGAGCGGTTCTGGAAAATTAGATTTAATTATCCAGTTGCCCTATGTCATCAAGACGGAAGCAAGGCGCCAACAGGCTGAAAACAGGCGAAAAGATATTGAAGCTCAGTTGTCCGGTACTAAATACGGTATTGCTTATGCCGACGGTACCGAGCGTATTACACAGTTGAATCGTTCCGTCAACAACAACCTTATGTCGCAGATTGAATATTTAACGAGTATGCTATACAGCCAGTTAGGTATCACTCAAAGCATATTGGACGGTACGGCGGACGAGAAAACGATGCTGAACTACAATAACCGAACGATTGAGCCTATTATTTCAGCCATTGTTGACGAAATGAAACGAAAGTTTCTAACAAAAACCGCCCGATCACAATCCCAGTCGATTTCGTTCTTTAGAGACCCGTTTAAACTCGTTCCTGTCAACGATATCGCTGAAATTGCTGATAAGTTCACTCGAAATGAGATTATGACATCGAATGAAATTCGGCAGGTTATCGGCATGAAGCCTTCGGATGACCCGAGAGCGGACGAGCTTAGGAACAAAAACCTCAGCGCCCCGAGCGAGTCAGAGCCGGAAATCAATCCGCCTGTCGAAGACGAAAATGTTGAAACAGAGTAGTTTCGAGAGTAGGGTCTCTAAAACAAAAACGAAATAAGGAGGAAATTCAAAATGGAAAGAGCATTTCAGCCTGAAGCCTGCGATTTCAGCGGATGGGCAACCAGAAACGACCTTAAATGCTCTGACGGAAGAGTGATTCGTAGAGACGCGTTCAAACATGACGATGGAATCAAAGTCCCTCTCGTATGGAATCATCAGCACAATGACCCACGCAACGTGCTTGGTCATGCATGGCTGGAAAATCGTCCGGAAGGTGTTTATACCTACGGCTTTTTCAACGATTCCGAATCCGGCGAGATTGGAAAGATTCTTGTAAAGCATGGGGATATTTGTGCGTTGTCTATCTACGCCAATCAGCTTCAGCAGAGAGGGTGCGACGTTCTTCATGGAGAGATTCGTGAAGTAAGCCTGGTCCATGCCGGCGCAAATCCTGGCGCTTTTATTGATTCTATGCTCAAGCACGGCGAAAACTCGGATGACGAAGCGATCATCTATACGGGTATGCCGCTCTATCTGTCGCATTCCGATGCTGATAAGCAGGAAGACAAGGCGGACGACGGTGAAAAGAAAGAAACTTCCGAAAAGAAGGATGATCCTGAGAAGAAGACCGATTCCGATGAGGAGAAAACTGTCGCCGATGTAATCAACAGCATGACCGAAGAGCAGAAAAACGTTATGTACGCTATGATCGGTCGGGCTATGGACGACCAGGGGGAATCTGACCCCGAGTCTGAAGACAATAACGATGACGATTCTAAAGGAGGAACTAATACTATGAAACATAACGTGTTTGATAAGGATGACCGTCAGAAGGAGAATGTTCTCGTTCATTCCGATGGGTCTGAGGTATCCAGCGAAGAGATTTCCACGATCTTTGGCGATATTAAGCGCTACGGCAGCCTGAAGGATAGTGTGCTTGCTCACGGCATTGACAATGTGGACTATCTGTTCCCTGACGCCCAGACTTTGGCCAACACCCCCGAATTTATTCAGCGCGATACCGGATGGGTAAAGAAGGTTATGAGCGGTGTGCACCACACCCCGTTTTCCCGCATTAAGTCCATCTTTGCCGATATCACCGAGGACGACGCCCGCGCAAAGGGGTATTTCAAGGGCAAGCTGAAGAAGGAAGAGGTCTTTGGTCTTCTGAAGCGCACCACTACCCCGACTACCGTTTACAAGAAGCAGAAGATGGATCGTGACGATGTTGTCGATATCACCGATTTCGACGTTGTGGCGTGGCTGAAGTCTGAAATGCGCATGATGCTGGACGAGGAGCTGGCCCGCGCTTATCTGATTGGCGACGGCCGTCTTGCTTCCAGCGATGATAAGATCAATGAGCAGAACATCCGTCCCATTTTCAAGGATGAGGAGCTGTATACCATTCAGGCCACTGTCAGCGTCCAGTCTTCCGCTACCGAGGACGACAAGGCCCGCGAGTTTATTCGCACCGCTATCAAAGCCCGCAAGAACTATAAGGGTTCTGGTCAGCCTACTCTGTACACCACTGAAGACATTCTTACCGACTGCCTGCTTCTGACCGATACCACCGGCCGCGATCTCTACACTGATGTCGCTCAGCTTGCAAAGAAGCTCCGCGTTAAGGAGATTGTGACCGTTCCGGTTATGGAGGGTGTAAACGGCAAGAACGGCGGCGCTCTGATGGGCATTATCGTTAATCTGGCGGATTACAATGTCGGCGCGGATCGCGGCGGCGCTGTGAACATGTTCGACGATTTCGATATCGACTACAACCAGCAGAAGTATCTGATTGAGACCCGCTGCTCCGGCGCCCTTATCAAGCCTTATTCCGCTATCGCTCTTGAGCTGAGCACTGCCGGTTAAAATCAACAACATAAAAATAGCAAGGAGGACTAATCAATGAATAACATGACTGTTGTTTACGCTGACGCTGAAGAGAAGTATGTGAAAAACGTTATTCTCTATGGTAAGACGGCTGATAATTACCTGTACACGGACAGCAAGTGTTCGGAAGTGAATAAAGTTGATAAAGATACCCTTCTCAATCTGTGCAAGAAGGGCGTAATTATCAATTATAACAGCACGTATTACATGCCGCTGTTCTTCAAGGAAGAGTCTGGCGGCAGCGTATCCGTAACCTTTGCGACTGCTGTTTCCGCGTCTGCTTCTGCGGCGACTACTCTGTATTCCAAGGAGTATTCCGCTGACTAAAGGGGTGAAAATTCAAAATGGCGAAGTTTTATGGACCAATCGGCTATGCTGTTACTGAAGAAACGACCCCAGGCGTATGGGAGGACCATATCTCCGAGCGCATGTATTTCGGCGAACTTGTCAGAAATACCCGCAGACTTCAGACAGCCGACAAACTCAACGACAACATCAACGTTTCGAATGAGATTAGTATTTTGGCCGATCCATTTGCTCGCGAGAATTTTCACTTGATGAAGTACGTTGGGTTTATGGGTGCTAAATGGAAGATAGAAAGTGTCGAAGTTCAGTACCCTAGACTAATACTGACTATAGGAGGGGTATATAATGGCGAATAGACTAGATCTACAGGCTTTGCTGGAAGATCTTCTGGGAAGCCGAAATGTGTATTACCAACCTCCCGAGTCAGTTAAGATGAATTACCCCGCCATCGTTTACGCTCTCGAAGATATCGAGAACACGTTTGCTGATGACGGGGTATATTTGTCTAACCGCAAATATCTGGTGACGGTTATCGATAAGAATCCGGACAGTTCTTTTATCGACATAGTGGCAAAATTGCCTACTTGCCGGTTTGTGCGGCATTACAAAAGCGATAACCTGAACCATTACGTTTTTACACTTTACTTTTAACAAGGAGGAACGAACCTATGAGTAAACTTGTTTGGGATAAAACCGGTGAACGTTTGTACGAAACCGGCGTAGACCATGGCGTTCTCTACCCTATTCAGGCCGGCGGTCTTTATAATAAGGGCGTTGCCTGGAATGGTCTTACCGCTGTTACCGAAAGCCCCTCCGGTGCGGAGGCGTCTCCTATTTACGCGGATAACATCAAGTATCTGAACCTGATGTCTGCTGAGGAGTTCGGCGCGACTATTGAGGCTTATACTTATCCGGATGAATTCGCTGAGTGCGACGGCTCTGCTGAAATTGCAACCGGCGTGACAATCGGCCAGCAGGCCAGAAAGGTGTTCGGCCTCAGCTATCGTACTGTCATCGGTAACGATGTTGACAGCAACGACCACGGCTATAAGCTGCATCTGATTTACGGCGCTCTGGCTGCACCTTCCGAAAAGGGATATACGACTATCAACGACAGCCCCGAAGCCATCACCTTCTCTTGGGAAGTCAGCACGACTCCTGTCAACGTAACCGGCTTTAAGCCTACCGCTTGCGTGATTATCGACTCTACCAAGGTGGATGCTGGTAAGCTGAAAGCGCTGGAAGAGATTCTGTATGGCAAAGATCCTACAGGCCCCGAAACAGAAGACGGCGTAGATCCCCGTCTGCCTCTGCCGGATGAGATCATCACTCTGATGACCCCCGCCGGTTAAGCATAAGAAACAAAAGATTTAAGAATAGGTACAAGGCCGTATTCAGGTAAGCTGGCGGCTTTGTATTTTTTTTTTTTATTTGAAAGGAGAAATTTCGCATGATTAAAAAGACAATCACTTATACCGACTATAACGGTCTTGAGCGCACTGAGGATTTCTGGTTCAACATCACGGAAGCCGAGGCTCTCGAAATGGAGATGAGCACAACCGGCGGTTACGGCGATATGATTCGCCGAGTTGTCGCGGCTCAGGACATGCCGACCATCATCAAGGTGTTCAAAGACTTTATCTTTAAGGCATATGGCGAGAAGAGTCCTGATGGTAAACGGTTCGTCAAGTCTGAGGAGCTTTCCACCGCATTCTCCCAGACCGAGGCATATTCTCAGTTGTATATGGAACTTGCCACCGATGCGGACAAGGCCGCCGAGTTTATAAACGGCGTGATCCCGAATAAGAAACCCGCAGCAAGCCAGCATCCGGCAATCGCTCCTGTCAACAATTGATTCGACAGTTATGGAGGACTGAAGAATGCTTCGAATTACAATACCTGCTGAGGAATTCTGGGATGAAGTCAACGAAGAGTTCATCTACACGAAAGAGCAGACCTTGCAGTTGGAGCATTCTCTGGTCTCTCTTTCAAAATGGGAATCCAAATGGTGTAAAGCGTTTCTTGGTAAACAAGACAAAACAGAAGAAGAAATTCTGGACTATGTCAAATGCATGACGCTTACCCAGAATGTGAATCCCGAGGTATACAAAAGGCTCACTGCCGCAAATTACGACGCGATTAACGCTTATATCGAAGCGCCGATGACAGCGACTTTCTTCTCAGAAGATTCGCTGCCAAAAAACAGCCGGGAAATTGTTACGGCTGAGCTCATTTATTACTGGATGATCGCTTTCAACATACCAGTGGAGTTTCAAAAATGGCACCTCAATAAACTTCTCACACTTATCAGGGTATGCAATGTGAAGAGCAACCCGCCTAAGCGAAGAAGTAAGCGCGAAATCATGAAACGGAATGCGGCTTTGAATGCTGCTCGTAGGAGCCGTCTCAATACGAGGGGGTGAGATTACGAAACGGAAAAAACGAGGTTATAAGAAGTGGCTCGAAACCTATACCAAGAGGGCGGTTGCCGTTATTCTTGCTGTTTCGCTGATCGATTTGCAGTTGTCGTATGTACTGGCTTTTATGGGACAAGTACAGATTGCAGAATCGCTTTCCAGCACGATAGCGAGCACCATTGTAGGAGTTATGCTCGGCTATTTCTTAAAAGCATTATTTGAAACGTTCTTTGAAAAAAGAGAAGAGCGTTTAAGAAGTAAGGAAGGTATTCACGAAGACAGTGTGGATATCGAGGAGGTTTGAAAATGCCTATTTATTTTATGACAACGGCTCTTTTGATTGTGTCCCTTACAACAAACCTTACCGTTGAGGGAATCAAGAAGCTTTTGAACGAGACTACCATTAAGTATTCGTCTAACGTTCTTGCTGCTGTGGTGGCCGTTCTGATGTCGTGCGCTGTATGCGTTATTTATCTCATCATGAATGATGTTGCTTTTACGCTAAAAGTCGGTGTCGAAGTTTGTATTCTTATGTATCTGAGCTTCCTTACCTCTACCGTAGGGTATGACAAGGTTATTCAGATGATTCAGCAAATCCGAGACACAAAGGAGGATACAACTCATGAGTAACAGTCCATTGGTGTCCTATACCAAATTAAGTCCCAATCATTCTGGGCAGAGAACCCATGCAATTGACCGTATTACGCCCCACTGTGTTGTCGGGCAGTGCTCAGTCGAAACACTGGGCAATATTTTTGCTCCGACCTCCCGGCAGGCATCCTGCCAGTACGGTATTGGCGTAGACGGAAGAGTCGGTATGTATGTGGAAGAGAAAAACCGTTCCTGGTGTTCTTCTTCAAACGAAAACGACCAGCGTGCCGTAACAATCGAATGCGCGAGCGATACCACCCATCCTTATGCATTTAAGGATGTTGTCTATAACAAGCTCATTGAGCTTTGCGTGGATATTTGCAAACGCAACGGTAAAAAGAAGCTCCTGTGGCTTGGTGATAAGACAAAGACGCTTAATTACAATCCTGCCGCTGACGAAATGGTTCTAACTGTCCATCGTTGGTTCGCAAACAAGAGCTGTCCTGGCGATTGGATGTATTCCCGCATGGGCGATTTGGCTTCCAAGGTTACTGCAAAATTGGGAGGAAGTTCGGCCAGCAATCCTGGAACTGCCGGCGGTAATGTTTTATACCGCGTCCAGACAGGAGCATTCAGTAACAAGGCAAACGCGGACGCTATGTTGTCCAAAGTGAAGGCGGCTGGCTTCGATACTTACATGGTCAAAGTCGACAATCTTTATAAGATTCAGGTAGGAGCCTACAGCAACAAGGCAAACGCGGACGCTATGGCCGCCAAGCTGAAAGCTGCGGGCTTCGATACTTATATCACTACTAAGAGCGGAACGGCTGTTTCTTCCACTGCTAAAAAGAGCGTTGATGAGCTTGCCAGAGAAGTGATTCAGGGTTTGTGGGGAAACGGGCAGGATCGTAAGAACCGTTTGCAGGCAGCCGGCTACGATTACAACGCTGTCCAGAAAAGAGTAAACGAACTTCTGTAAAAGGATGATTCAATGATAAGGTTCAGACACAAGGGCGACTTCTCCAGAACAACTCGGTTTTTGGAGAGAGCGAAAGAGGCCGTCCGAATCGGGGATCTTGACAAGTATGGTCGAGAAGGGGTCGCCGCCCTTGCTTCTGCAACGCCTATCGATAGCGGGCAAACGGCCAATTCTTGGTATTACAAGATTGAAAACCGAAACGGAACGGCAAAGATTACGTTTTACAACTCAAATGTTCAAAATGGGGTTCCGATAGCCATTATTCTTCAGTATGGTCACGGGACCCGCAACGGTGGCTGGGTACAGGGTCGAGATTACATCAATCCTGCTATCCAGCCTATTTTTGACAAAATTGCAGAACAAGCATGGAAGGGGGTTACTAAGCTATGAGCACTACGATTGACGAAAGAGTCGTAGAAATGCGATTTGACAACAAGCAATTCGAAAGTAATGTTCAGACCAGCCTTTCCACTTTGGATAGATTGAAGAAGAGCTTGAATTTATCCGGCGCTGCAAAGTGTTTCGATGAAATAGACAGCGCTTCCAAAAAGGTAAATATGAACGGCCTTGCGAATGCTGTGGAGTCTGTGCGTCTGAAGTTTTCAGCTTTGGAAGTCATGGCGGTAACAGCCCTTGCCAATATCACCAATTCCGCTTTGAACGCGGGAAAAAGGATTGTTTCGGCGCTTACGATAGACCCGATTAAAACAGGTTTTCAGGAATATGAAACGCAAATCGGCGCGGTGCAAACTATCCTTGCCAACACTCAGCATGAAGGGACAAACCTTCAGCAAGTAAACAGGGCGCTGGATGAACTGAACACCTATGCGGACAAGACGATTTACAACTTTACCGAAATGACCAGAAATATCGGTACGTTTACCGCAGCCGGTGTAAATCTTCAAACTTCCGTTGATTCTATCAAGGGTATCGCTAACTTGGCCGCTGTTTCGGGTTCCACCTCTCAGCAAGCTTCTACGGCAATGTATCAGCTTTCCCAGGCATTGGCAGCCGGTAAGGTTTCGCTTATGGACTGGAACTCTGTTGTTAATGCCGGTATGGGCGGTAAGGTGTTCCAGGACGCGCTTGTCAGGACTTCTGAACTGCTCGGCACCGGAGCGAAAAACGCCATCAACATGTACGGCTCGTTTAGAGAGTCCCTTACCAAAGGCGAGTGGCTGACCACCGAGGTTCTCACCGAAACATTGAAACAGTTCGCCGGCGCTTACAGTGAAGCGGATCTGATTCAGCAGGGTTTCTCGGAGTCTCAGGCTAAAGAAATTGCTCAAATGGCGAAAACCGCAGAGGAAGCCGCAACTAAGGTCAAGACTTTCACTCAGTTGTGGGATACTTTAAAGGAAAGCGCTCAATCCGGATGGACGGCAACTTGGGAAATTTTGATTGGTGACTTTGAGGAAGCAAAAGACCTGCTTAGCGAAGTATCCGAGACCATCGGCAACGTGATTGGCGAGGCTGCCCAAGCAAGAAACGATCTGCTCAGCGGCGGTCTCAGTTCCGGATGGAAGCAGTTGCTGAACCAAGGCATTGCCGATGAAGCCGGCTATATCGAATCTATTCAAGAGGTTGCCAGAAAAAGCGGTGACGCCTTCGACAAGATGGTCGCGGATTCGGATAATTTCAGCGACGCTCTTAAAAAAGGTTTGCAGGAAGGAGTTATATCTTCTGATACCCTTTCGGATGCCGTCCATAACCTCAGAGATAAAATGACCGGTATGTCTCAGGAAGAGCGTAAAGCCGCCGGTTATACCTCGGAAATGGTGGAGCAAATCGAAAAACTGGATGAGGGGATCAAAAACGGCTCCGTTTCCATGGATGAGTTTACGGAAAAGATTCTTAAACCGTCCGGCCGAGAGAACCTGATTCAGTCGATTTGGAATGCCGCTAAAGGGTTGATGAGCGTTATTGCCCCTATTAAGGAGGCGTTCCGAGACATCTTCCCGCCTATGACTTCCGAACAGCTATACGCTTTTACAGAAGCGTTAAGAAATCTCACGGAAAGAATGAAACTAAGCGAAACGACTTCTGAGAATTTAAAGCGTACTTTTAAAGGCTTATTTGCTGTTCTTGATATTATCAAACAGGCTGTGACAGCCGTGTTTAACGCTGTTGGTTCGCTTCTTGGCGGTGTTGGCGATCTTGGCGCCGGAATACTCGGCGTGACCGGTACTTTTGGTGACTGGCTCGTTAAGCTGGACGAATTCATCAAGCAGGGCGACGTGTTCAATAAAGTTCTCGGAACAATCGTGAGCGTCATCAAAACGGTTGCCACCGCGATTCGTGATTTCGTAAAGGTTGTAGCTGAAAAGATCGCTTTCCCGGGATTTGAATTGTTCCATTCCCTTCTTGAGAGACTGCACACAAGGATGTCCCAGATTGGCGACGCAGCCGGCGGTATGAAGAGCAGCGTTTCCTCAGCATTTGAGGCAATGGGGAACACCCTCGCTAACTGCCAGTTTATGCAGCTTCTTCAGGCGATATGGGATGCGGTTAAAGCAATTGCCGGAGGTATCGCTGATGCGATGGGGAAAGTCGGTTCTTCGCTGATTGACAGCATCGGAAACGCTGACTTTAGCGGTGTTATCGACCTTCTCAACGGAATCTCTTTTGGTGCGATTGCGGTCGGTATTACCAAATTTGTCGGCGCTATCAAAGAACAGCTCGATTCCATCGGAAGTATCAAGGAATCTTTCATCGGTATTCTGGACAGCGTAAGAGGATGTTTCGAGGCATACCAGTCTCAGTTGCAGGCTGGTACCTTGCTGAAAATTGCGTCTGCCATTGCGATTCTGGTAGCGTCGTTGGTGGCGCTTTCTCTTATCGACAGTGCAAAATTAAGTGCTGCTCTCGGTGCCATTACTGTTCTGTTTGCTGATTTGATGGCTTCTATGGCTGTATTCAATAAAATTAGTGGACAGGCAAGCGGCGTTATAAGAAGCACGACCGCAATGTTAGCGATTTCCACTTCTGTGTTGATCCTGGCAAGTGCTTTGAAGAAACTTGGTGATTTGGACGCTAAACAACTCGCGACGGGACTTACCGGTGTTGCCGGTTTAACCGCCACGATGATTGTTGCCGCAAAATCGCTTGGCAAAGGCGGCCCCACTATTATAAAGGGTGCGTCCCAGATGGTTATATTTGCCGCAGCAATTAAGGTTCTGGCTTCTGCGTGCGAAGACTTATCCGCACTTGACTGGGAAGGACTTGCCAAAGGACTTGTCGGCGTCGGCGTGCTGCTTGCGGAAGTATCGTTGTTTATGAACACAGCGAAATTTAGTGGCCAATCCGTTACAACTGCCACCGGAATTGTGATATTGTCCGGAGCAATTAAAATTCTCGCGTCCGCCTGCGAAGACTTTGCACAAATGAACTGGGGCGAAATCGGGCGAGGGCTCACTTCAATCGGTATTGTCCTGGCGGAAATTGTGGCGTTTACCCGTCTTACAGGGAATGCGCAGCATGTTATAGCAACCAGTGCGGCTTTGATCGGCATTGGAGCCGCTATGAAAATCCTCGCGGCAGCGGTAAAAGACTTTTCCGCTATGAACTGGAGCGAACTCGCCGTTGGTCTTGTTGGAATGGCGGGAGCTTTGGCAACCGTTACGATTGCCGTCAATTTCATGCCTAAGAATATGATTGCGATTGGAACCGGTCTTATTGCTGTTTCTACTGCTCTTCTTATTATGGCTTCGGCTCTTGAGAATATGGGTGGTATGGAATGGAACGAAATTGCAAAAGGGCTTGTCGCTCTTGGTGGTTCTCTCGGGATTATGGCCGTTGGTTTGAGAGCTATGACCGGAACCTTGTCCGGATCTGCCGCTATGTTGGTGGCCGCATCCGCGTTGGCCATTCTCACCCCTGTTCTCAGCATTCTCGGCGCTATGAGCTGGACTGCTATTGTTAAGGGCCTGGTATCTCTGGCCGGTGCTTTCACCGTTATTGGTGTTGCGGGAGCAGTTCTCACGCCGTTGGTTCCCACTATTCTTGGTTTGAGCGGCGCTATGGCCCTGATTGGTGTTGCCGTTTTGGGGCTTGGCGCAGGACTTTTAGCTGCCGGAACCGGCTTGTCCGCAATCGCTGTAGGCTTTACTGCACTGGCAGCGGCAGGAACAGCCGGAGCGACCGCTGTAGTGGCGTCTCTAACCGTTATCATCACAGGCATTGCGGATCTTATTCCGGCTATCGTTGCAAAAATCGGCGAAGCCATTGTTGAGTTCTGCAAAGTGATTGCCAACAGCGCAGGTGAAATCGGGAACGCAGTGAAAGAAGTCGTTCTAACCCTTGTGGACGTGCTTATCGAGTGTGTTCCTGCTATTGCAGATGGGGCGTTAAAGCTTATTGCAGGTGTTCTTGAGGCGTTGGTCCAATATACTCCGCAGATTGTAGACTCCCTGTTCCAATTCCTCATCGGAGTGCTTGAAGGAATTGCCCGTAATCTGCCCGGTCTTATTCAGGCGGCCATCGACGTGCTTATGGCGTTCTTTGCCGGTATTGTTGATGCTTTGAAGGGGATTGATACCGCAACCCTGCTTCAAGGGATTGTCGGAATCGGTCTTCTGGCTGCTATTATGGCGGCTCTTAGCGCTGTTGCAGCTCTTGTTCCCGGAGCCATGGTTGGCGTTCTTGGAATGGGGTTGGTTATCGCAGAACTGGCGTTGGTTCTTGCCGCAGTCGGCGCGTTGGCTCAAATTCCCGGTTTGCAGTGGCTCATCAATGAGGGCGGTAATTTACTGCAAGGCGTCGGTACTGCCATTGGCAAATTTATCGGTGGTATTGTAGGCGGCTTTATGAGCGGTGTTTCCAGCCAGTTCCCGCAAATCGCTACTGATTTGTCCGGATTCATGACAAATATTCAGCCGTTTATTCAGGGCGCTTCCGCTATTGACCCGTCGATGATGGACGGTGTAAAAGCCCTGGCCGAAACGATTCTTATCCTGACTGCTGCGAATATTCTGGAGGGGCTGACTTCCTGGTTTACAGGTGGGTCTTCGCTTACTGGGTTTGCGGAGGAACTTGTTCCTTTCGGCACAGCTATGAAGCAATTTTCGGATGAGATAGCCGGAATTGACGGAGAAGTTGTGGCTAATGCGGCGGTTGCAGGCAAAACACTGGCGGAAATGGCCGCTACGCTTCCCAACAGTGGAGGCGTTGTAGGTTTCTTTGCCGGTGAAAACGATATGGGCGCGTTTGGAGACCAGCTTGTACCCTTCGGCGAAGCAATGAAAGCTTTTGCTGACTCGGTTGCAGGCTTGGACGCCAGCGTGGTTACGGAAGCCGCAAATGCCGGAAAAGCTATGGCTGAGATGGCGTCTACGATACCGAACAGCGGAGGCGTCGTCGGCTTCTTCGCCGGTGAAAACGACATGGATGCTTTCGGCGAACAGCTCGTCCCGTTTGGTGAAGCGATGAAAGAATTTTCAATAGCCGTTACCGGACTGAACGCGGATGTGGTTGTCAATTCCGTTACTGCTGGTAAAGCTCTTATGGAGCTGGCGAATACCGTACCGAATAGCGGAGGTCTCGTTGCGTTCTTCACAGGCGAAAACGACCTTGATATGTTTGGAGAGAAACTGGTGCCGTTCGGAGAAGCCATGAAGCAATATTCCATTGCCGTTACAGGGCTGGACGCCAACGTGGTGGTAAATTCTGCAAATGCGGCGAAAGCTCTGGTAGAGCTGTCCAACAATCTTCCGAACAGCGGCGGCATTGTCAGTTGGTTTACGGGAGATAACGATATTGCCTCTTTTGGTGAAAAACTTGTCTCCTTCGGTCAGTCTTTCGCGGCTTATTACGCAAGCGTCAGTACCGTGGACGTGGCGAAGCTAAGCGGTGTTGTTGCGCAGTTCCGCAATCTTGTGGATTTGGCGAACGGTATTACCAGCGTTGATACGAGTGGGATGTCCCGTTTCGCTCAGGATTTGACAAATCTTGGCAACTCCGGTATTGAAGGCTTTATAAATGCTTTCAATAATGCCAGTTCCAGAGTGAGCGCCGCTGCGACATCAATGCTTACAACCTTTATCAATGCCGCTAACGCACAGAAGTCGGCGGTTGTTTCAACCTTTACCACTATGGTGAACAGCGTCATTTCTTCGCTTACAAGTCAGCAGTACCAGTTTACGACTATCGGCAGCACAATGATGACGAATTTCATCACTGGTATTCGTGGGAAAGACAGCCTGGCCAGAAACACTTTCTTGACCATGATTAACGGATGCCTGACCACTCTTCGAAACAAATTCTATGAGTTCAACACCGTGGGTCAAGCCGTTATGACCAACCTTATTGCCGGAATCCGTTCTAAGGACCAAACGGCAAGGGATACTTTCGTCCAAATTGTCAGCGGATGTCTTACAGCGATTCGAAACAAGTATACGGATTTCTATAATGCCGGTAAATATCTTGTGGAAGGATTTGCCGACGGTATCACCGCAAACACCTATTTGGCGGAAGCAAGAGCGCGGGCTATGGCAGCGGCAGCGGCGAGAGCAGCCGAGAGAGAACTGGACGAACACTCACCTTCCAAGGTGGGTTATCGAATCGGTGATTTCTTCGGCCTTGCCTTTGTCAATGCAATTTCGGACTATGCCGATAAATCTTACAAAGCCGGCACCAATATGGCGGCAGCCGCTAAAAACGGTTTGAGCAACGCAATTTCCAAAATCAGAGAATTTGTCGACGGCGAAATGGAGGTTCAACCTACAATTCGTCCTGTTTTGGATCTTTCCGAAGTACGTTCCGGCGCCGGCCGGCTTACCGCTATCCTGAGCAGAAGCCAGGCGATGAAGATCAGTTCTTCGATGAACCGGGAAACAACCGGGGAAATTCAAAATGGAGATGGCACGCCATCTGTTGGAAATTCCTATTCCTTTGTACAAAACAACTATTCACCTAAAGCACTGTCGAGAATCGATATCTATCGCCAGACGAAGAATCAGTTCTCCGCTTTGAAAGGATTGGTGGAAACATGATTTATTCGATTGTTGTCACCAATTATTTAGGTGACAGAATCAAGCTTGAGCTGGGGAAGCCTGATGTTTCGGGCTTCCTCATCAAGTCTATAACCGGTCTTGGCCCGGCAAAAGCCAACGTGAACACGACGGAAGTTTCGACCAACGACGGCTCTCTGTTTAATTCCGCAAGGCTGAGCCAAAGGAACATCGTGCTCGACATGGTGTTTATCAACACGGTTTACGGGGAAAGCATCGAAGACCTGAGGCAAAAATCCTACAAGTATTTCCCTCTGAAGAAAAGTGTGGAGCTCACCATCGAGACGGACAACCGATATGTGAAGACAACCGGCTATGTGGAGTCGAATGAACCGAACATATTCAGCTCTCAGGAAGGCACGCAAATTTCCATTATTTGCCCCGACCCTTATTTTTATTCGGCCGGAGAAGATGGGAACAACGTAACCAACTTTTACAGTATCGACCCGATGTTTGAGTTCCCGTTTTCAAATGAATCCCTGGACGAGCCGCTGCTGGTTTTCGGCGAGATTCAAATAAAGACGGAGGGCGTTATCACCTATCACGGCGATTCCGAGATTGGCGTGATGATTTACATCCACGCTATCGGACCAGCGACCAATATCAATATCTATAACACCGAGACTCGTGAAGTGATGAGAATCAACACCGAAAAGATTTCATCGCTGACGGGGAAAGGGATTGTAGCAAGCGACGATATTGTAATCAATACCGCAAAGGGTGAGAAAAGCATCACTCTGATTCGGGAAGGCGTCTCCTACAACATCCTGAACTGTCTGGACAAAAACACAGACTGGTTCACGCTGGCAAAAGGAGACAACATCTTTGCTTTTACCGCAGATAGCGGCGTTACAAATCTCCAATTCCGAGTCGAGAACAAAGTAATCTATGAAGGGGTGTAAGACATGGAACTACTGGTATTAAATACTACGTTTGAGTCTATCGCCGTCGTGGATACTTATGAATCTCTGATTTGGACGGATCGGTATAACGCATACGGTGATTTCGAAATCTTCTTTGCCATGGATACGGGTCTTCTCGAATATCTGAAAGAAGACAACTATCTTTGGCTGAAAGAGTCGGAACACTGCATGATTATAGAGGAAATCAAGATTGATTCCGACACTGAAGACGGCAATCATCTAATCGTGACGGGCCGGTCGTTGGAATCCATTCTTGAACGTCGCATTATTTGGGGGCAGCGAATTTTCAGCGGAAATTTTCAAAATGCGATCCAGACGATGCTGAATGAGAACATCATTTCGCCGTCAATTGCGGACCGAAAGATTCCGAATTTTACATTCAAGGCTTCCACAGACAGCAAAGTAACCGGACTGACGATTGACAACCAGTATACGGGCGACGACCTGTATACCGTTATCAAGGGGTTGTGTGAAGAGAACAACATCGGGTTCAAGATTATTCTGACCGATGACAATAAGTTCGAATTCAGCCTGTATGCTGGCGCAGATCGTTCGTATGACCAGACGGAAAACCCGTATGTGGTGTTCTCTCCGAATTTTGAAAACATCATCAACAGCAACTATTATTCATCCAAGGCCAACTTAAAAAATGTAACGCTTGTCGCCGGGGAAGGCGAAGGAGCGTCAAGAAAAACAACTGTTGTAGGGTCTGGTTCCGGTTTGGACAGGCGCGAATTGTTTACAGACGCCCGAGATATTTCGTCTGACACTGAAGACGGGCAGTTGCCGGAAAATGAATATATTGCTCAGCTTACCGCCAAAGGCGAAAAGAACCTTGCCGACCACGACAGAGTTACAGCCTTTGAGGGGGAAGTCGAGGTCACAAGGCTGTTTAAGTATGGCGAAGACTTTTTTATTGGCGATATTGTCCAGATTGCCAATGAATATGGGAACGAAGGATCTGCTTATATTTCGGAGCTGATTATCTCAAGAAGCAAAGACGAGCAATCCATCTACCCTACTTTTAAGACTATTTCAGAAAAGGAGGGAACGAGCTAAATGAGCGTAACTTATGGGTTTTACAACTCGCTAAACGGCGACCGCAAGTATAACGCCGAGCAGGTATCGAGCCTGTTTGACGGTTTGATTATCGATGGTGTGTTCGCTTCCATCGGGACGGCTTTCGCAGTAAAAGCGACGACGGGAATTACCGTCAATGTTGGAATCGGCAAAGCTTGGTTTAACCACACATGGACTTTGAACGATTCTATTCTTCCGCTGGAAGCCCCGGAAGCCGAAGTCCTTTTGGACAGAATCGACGCAGTTGTGCTTGAGGTGGACGCTACGGAATCTGTTCGGGCAAACAGCATCAAGTTTGTGAAAGGGACGCCGTCCAGCGCTCCATCTAATCCGACTCTTACAAACGAGGGCACTGTGCATCAGTATCCGCTCTGTTATATTTACAGAAAATTCGGAAGCTCCGCGATTACGCAGGCCGATATCACAAATATGGTTGGTACGGAATCTACCCCATTTGTCACAGCTATGCTGCAAACCATCAGCCTTGACGAGCTTCTGGGCCAGTGGCAGAGCGAGCTTGACCAATTTGTCGACGCAAGGCAGGACGAGGTGGACCAGTGGATTGCCAGCGAGGAATCCGACTTTACCGAATGGTTCGATCAGATGAAGGCGGATTTACAGGCGGAACAAACCCTGCTCGACCAATGGGTTGCCACTGAACAGGCTGATTTCCTGGCATGGTACAACCAGATGAAAGACCAGTTGGGAGAGGACGCCGCCGGAAATCTTCAAAACCAGATCAACAAGGATGAGATCAAGCGGATTCTTCTGGTCGGGTTTGAAGACGGAACAAAAGAGTTTTCGGAAGACGGAACGGTTATTACCTCTACCGCCAGCGACGGACGAATCCTGACGAAGACATTTACAAACGGATTCCTCACAATGACGAGCGTGCTGAAGAGCGCTGCCGGCGCAGAAGTGGCGAGAGCCGTGAAAACCTTTAACGCCGACGGCAGTTTAATCAGCACTGTCGTTACGTATTCTTAATGCGAAAGGAGAAAATTCAAAATGGCAGAAGAAGATCTGATCTTTGGGAAAAACAGACATTTCTTCGGCGGCATCGAGCCGTCCAATATGCAGAACTTTACTGCGGCTATTGAAGGCGAGCATGTCAAAATTACAGCGCAGCTTCCTGCCGACACGGTTATCAATGGGCAAACGCTTTGTACCGTAGAGGGGGCCGTTATCCGAAGAAATACAACGGATTATCCTAAGGATGAATTTGACGGAGAAGAGGTTGCCATTATTAAGACCTCTACGACTTTTGTGGACAGCGAAACGTCAGCAACAGGCACTTATTACTATGCGGCGTTTCCGTTTACCACACAGGGCGTCTACAACCGAAATAAGGCGAACCGTGTTGTGGTGAATGAGCCGGAGCCAATGGAGGAGTTTTCCGCAAAGTCGGTATATGTTTCCTCTTCCGATACGGTGAAAGTAGAAATTACTGCCAAGCTTCCGGACGGTGTTGCCGGTGCTGTAATCCGAAAGAGCACGACAGGTTATCCGACGAGCGAAACCGACGGTGATGCGCTTACGACAATTACGGCAGACACTGTATATACGGATACTAACGTGACAGTCGGAACCACTTACTATTATTCAGCGTTTCCCTACACTAGCACCGGAGCCTATAACAGAAGCGAAGCCAACCGCACAAGCGTAACCCCGAAAAAGCGGGATTATCTGTTTGGTTACGATCTTGTCAAGTCTACCAGCAGCCCGAGCGGACGTGTTTCTTATCCTGACGATGTTGACAACGCGAATTTCACGCCGGCCAAGATGAATTTCGGCGGCAGTTTCAGCTACGGAGACTGGAACTTTGCCCCTGGCGAGAAATTTATGCCACGTCCGTGTATGCTGACTTACGCCGGCGTTGTAGACCATTATCTGAATCCGAACGACTACACGCAGAAGGCGGAAGGCGGGGCTTCCAAGGTTGCTGATACTTCCTTTGGCGGCAACGCTATGATGGAATGGCCGAAGATCTACACCAAACGGTGGGAAGAGGGCGGTGTGTACCATTTCCGATGCTCGGATACCCCGCAGGATGAGAGTTGGGAATGCTGGAGCAACTACGACCGGCTCAACAACCAGATCGACCACTTCTACACCCCGATTTATTTCGGTTCCAATGTGTCAAGCAAGCTCCGCTCTATCAGCGGGCAGGCCAACATGGTAAGCCAGAACGCTACGACGGAAATCAATTATGCAAAGGCCAACGGAAGCGACTGGTACACCGAAGTCCTTGCGGACAGGCTGTTGATTCAGGATTTGCTTGTCATGATGGGCAAGAGCACCGACGGCCAGACCGTTTTCGGTTCCGGCAGAAGCTCAAGCAGCAACTCTTCGGCCGTAAACACTGGCACCATGAACAGCAGAGGCTTGTTCTGGGGTTCCAACAATGGTACGGACGGCGTGAAGGTGTTCGGTATGGAGCATTTCTGGGGGAATCTGTGGAGACGTACCGCAGGATGGATGAATGTGAACGGCACGCAGAAAGTAAAGCTGACGAGAGGCACAAAAGACGGATCTACCGTCAGCGATTACAATACGGACGGCAACGGCTATAAAACCGTGTCCGGCGCAACGCCTTCCGGCTCATCCGGCGGATACATCAACAGCATGAAAACGGAAGGGTTCGGACGGATCCCGGTTACGGCAAGCGGTTCGAGTAGCACATTCGAGGCGGACGGTCTTTACTACAACAATTCCGGCACAATGTATGCGATTGTCGGCGGCACCTGGAACTATGACCTTCTATGCGGTCCGTTCTGCGCTGATCTGTCCAATGCGCCGTCCATTTCGCACTCGGACTATGGCGCGGCTCTCTCTTGTAAACCATTTGCGACGGCGTAGCCGTCCGAAGAGGAGAGGTCTGGAGAACCTTAGGTTCGCCGGAGTAAAAATAAAATCAAAAGGGTTATGTACTGCGAAAGCTGCGATTGTCGGCGGCAACTGGAACAATGACCTTCAATGCGGTCCGTTCTACGCTAATCTGAACAATACGCCGTCCAATTCGAACTCGAACAATGGCGCGGCTCTGTCTTATCCAATAAGAGGTTTCTCACTTAATGCAGTACATATCGCTGTAAAAAACAGCAAGAGACAATTTGTTTCTTCCTCACCGCTTGGTGAAAATTAACTCGGTGCAAGCATCTGCTAGTAGCTGAGAATATGTCGAACGCGGATGAGAGGATAAGAGAGAATATGAAATCCTATAACCACTTGTACGAAAACTGCATATCCGAAGAAAACCGAAGGATCTCCCTTAACCTTGCGAAACACAGCAAGCGAATGCGAAGAATCATGAAAAGCCGGCACCTGTCCGACGATGCTCTGGTTGCCTTGTCCTACGACTGGATCAACAACTATGAGAACGCCGAGCATGTGCCGGTTTATATTTATGACGGCATTACGCGCAAAGAGAGGGTTATTATCGTTCCCACAATGGAAGAGCTGATTGTTCAGCACAACGTTGTGAACGCTTTGAAGCCGATGTTCTGCAAGGGCATGTATGAGCACAGCTATGCCAGTTTGCCGGGAAGAGGCGCCCACAAAGGGAAACAGGTCATTGAGAAATGGATTCGAACCGATGCGAAGAACTGCAAGTATGTTCTGAAAATGGATATCCGGCATTTCTTCGACACCGTTCCCCACGACAAACTGAAAGCCAAACTCAGGAAGACAATCCATGATGAAAAAATGCTGGATTTGCTCTTTCGGATTATCGACGTAACCGACGTCGGGATTCCGTTAGGCTTTTACACTTCCCAATGGCTTTCCAACTGGTATTTGCAGGGCCTCGACCACTATATCAAAGAACGGTTGGGAGCCGTGCACTATATGCGCTACATGGATGATATGGTTATCTTCGGCAGTAACAAGAAGGTTTTGCACCGGACAAGACAAGCAATTTCCGATTATCTCGAAAATGAGCTTGGGCTTTCACTAAAAGACAACTGGCAGGTTTTTCGGTTCTCATATGGGAACGACAAGGGGCGCGACCTTGACTTCATGGGGTTCCGATTCTTCAGGAACCGAACAATACTTCGTAAAACCATCATGTACAAGGCCACGAGAAAAGCCAGAAAACTTTCCCGAAAAGAGAGACCGACGATACACGACGCCCGTCAGATGCTGTCATATCTTGGTTGGATTGACTGCACCGATACTTATAAGATGTATCGGAAATGGATTAAACCATATATCAGCTTCAAACAACTGAAACGCAAAATCTCGCAGCATGACAGACACGACGACAGAAGAGTGTACCAAAAGCTTGTCAAACCTTACAGCTCGAAAGGAGGATAAGGCGTATGGAGCTAGACTACCGATATGCCGAGAGCACGGTCAAGCCGTCCGCCATTGAAATCAACGACGGCACGGTTTATCTGCGAAAAGACTATTCCGAAATTGTCCGAACCTCTGAGCAAAGCGAAGAAGTCACTTACTGGACATACCAGGAGGCCCAGATTACCACGCAGGAATTCAACGAGTATGTCAACATGCTCATGGCTCAAAATGCGATCAAGGGTCAGAACGATTCCGAAAACATCGTCAGCCTTATGGTTGGACAGGAAAACAACGACAGCAATCAGCTCGCCGTAATGGAAGCGATTGCCGATCTGTACGAAATGCTTTTGCCAATGTAGGAGGTGCAGGTTATGGTTAGTCTTTATTGCACGCTTATCATCAATAAGCGAAGAACATTCGACCAAGTCCCGGAGAAAATCCAGGGCGAAGTCGAAACCAGACTAAGGGAACTGGGTTATGACGTTAACGGCGATCCTGTTGCCGGGGAGGTCTAACCATGTTCTATATACTCACAAAACTATTTGTAGGAGGTAGTAAAATGGTAGCATTGTATGTTGCACTGATCGTCAACGACCGTAGGACCTTTGAGCAGGTTCCGGCCAAACTGAAGGCTGCTGTGAAGGCAGACCTTGAGGCTATCGGCCTCGACGAGAACGGGAACGCTATTGTAGAGTAACCCGTTGGTGAGAGGAGGGGCCTGCTTCATCGTGGGCCCCAATTCTCTTTCTTTTAAGAAGCTGTAGGGGATATTTTCCGTAAGCTTCTTTATTTGTTTTATAAGGAGGACGATGCGAAAGATGGAACCCTGGCTTCAAATGGTGGTGACAATTGTTTGCGCGGTCATCGCTTCATCCGGTTTTTGGGCGTTTATCCAAAAGAAAAACGACAACAAAGATGTAAAGTCGCAGATGCTTATCGGGCTTGCCCACGACCGCATTATATTTCTCGGTATGCATTACATCGAGCGGGGATGGATTACACAGGACGAATATGAGAATCTTTACGAGTACCTGTATAAACCTTATGAAAAACTCGGCGGGAACGGCTCGGCTAAGCGAATTATGACCGAAGTGAATAAGCTGCCTATCCGAAAGTCGACTTACCAGCCGGAAGAGGTGACGGACCATGAATAATTGTCGAAAACGGAGGTGATACCATGAGTTACAGTGTTTCGGGTACAACGATCACGCTAACCAGAGGAGACACTTTTGTGGCGCTCATTTCTATCACCAAACAGGACGGCACGCCATATGTGCCAAATGATGGCGATAAAGTACGGTTTGCCATGAAAGCAAAATACGAAGATCCAGAACCGCTTGTGGTGAAAGATATCCCGATTGATACGCTTACACTTACTCTTCATCCGGAGGATACGAAAGACCTTTCGTTTGGAAAGTATGTTTACGATATCCAGCTAACAAAAGCCGACGGAACCGTGGATACCTTCATCACAAAAGCGACTATTAAAATAACAGAAGAGGTAGATTAGTATGAGCGGATTAAAAGCGTTCGAATCAATTCGCGGTACTATTTCGGGAGAATCTACTTTATCGGGAACATTGTCCGCAGCTACCGGGCAAGATTACGACATCTATTCCGGAGAGTATGAGATAATTCCAAACGTGGAAGATGAACAGACGCTGGAAACTGCTCACAAATTGCTCACGGATAATATCGTCGTCGCCAAAGTTCCTTACTTTGAGACCAGCAATGATTCGAACGGAAATACCGCTTATATTGGAAAGGAAGTGTGAGATCATGCCAGAGACCAGAGCGATCAACAAAGTCATATACGGAGGCAGGGTCTTGATTGACCTTACCGCCGATACTGTTACGGCCGAAAAACTCCTTTCGGGTTACAAAGCGCATGGCGCAGACGGAAACGTGGTAAACGGCGCTTGCGATTACGATATGAACACGCAGGAAGCCAACGCCACTGCCGCCGAAATTCTTGCAGGCAAAAAGGCCGGCGTTGCGGGCAACATGGTTACGGGCGCCATGAAAAATAACGGCGCTGTTGAAGGGACCATTTCGTCCAAAGATGAAGAGTATACCGTTCCGCAGGGGTTTCACGACGGTTCGGGCAAAGTAAAAATCCATGCTGACGAAAAGGCGAAGCTTGTTGCGAACAACATTCGGGAAGGCGTTACGATTCTTGGTGTTGCCGGCAGTATGACCGGAACCGAAGGGGCCAATCCGCAGGCTAAAACCGTTACGCCAAGCACCAGCCAGCAGGAAATCCTTCCGGATTCCGAGTCCGGGTACAATTATCTTTCCCAGGTTACTGTTCTGGCTATCCCTTATTCGGAGGCGGAGAACCCGCAGGGAGGCACGACTGTAACAATCGGCTAATGAGAGGTGATGGCGATGTCCTTTAATAAAGTAATCTATGGAGGACGAACTCTTATCGATTTGACTGCCGATACCGTAACGGAAGATTCTTTGCTAGAGGGCTACACCGCTCATAAGGCGGACGGTTCTGTTATAACGGGAAAATTCAAAGGCGGAAGCGAGACGGAGGAAATAGACCGAATCCTTACTTCCGGACTAACCGATGGTTATAAATATTTTCTGGATGATGGGACCATAATCAGCAACGATAGCGTAAATGGTCTGAAATTGACTAAGACTTTTTCAAATGATTTCAAGACCTGCACTGCCGTCTTGACCAACGAAGATAATACGGAATTGGGACGGACGGTGAAAACTTATTCGGACGATTGCCTGGTCGTAACCACCACCGATCATTTGGGACGCAAGCTTGTAAAGACGTTCAACGCAACGTTGAAGACCTGTGTTTCTGTCCTTACAGATGTGGAAGGAATGCAGTTGGCCAGGCAGACTAAGACCTTCTCGGACAATGGTTCAGTCATCGAAACAGAGGTTGTTTACGGCAGTCAAATGACGTAATAAAAGTATATACATCTCGGTTTATTCCTACACTATACCTGCATTTGAGCCAAAAAACCCAGTATTTCCGGACATTTTTGTTTCTAATATAGAAACTTACCTTGATTTACCCACTGCTAAAACCCAGTAAATACGCGGTTTTAAGAGCAGTTAGATGTGAGAAAAAGCCGAGAAATGTAGGTAATTCATCTATTATTCCTGCATTACTCCTATACACATATTCCTATACAAAAGAGAGCCTCCTTGTGGTATCGGATGCCTTAACCGGCGTCCCGCTGCGAGGAGGCTTTTTCTTTGTTATAGGCAAAAATTACAAGCTATTTTATTTTTTCTATTTCGTCTTTTAGCCATTCAAATTCTCTCTGTGTATAAACCTTTTCGGTTATATCAGAGATCTTATGCCCCACCATATACTTGATGGCGTATTCATCAACGCCGTATTTTTTAGCCATGGTGACAAAATGTTTGCGTCCGTCATGGGGTCTATGCTCCGGATTAAGTTTCAGTTCGTCCCGAATCATTCCAAAAGCCTTTTGATATCTGTTGTAGGTCAGAGCCGTATTTTTGACCCTGCTGCTTGGATTAGCGTAATTGAACAGATATATGCTTCCCATTTCCTGAGCCTTTTTATAGTGCCGTTCTACCAAGTGTCTTATTTTCGAGTGGATTGGAACAACACGGTTAGTACCTGCGTCGGTTTTCATTCCCCCGCTGAATGTGCCGTTTTCAAGATCCACGTCTTTCAGTTCCAGCAAACCAATTTCCTGTGGCCTCCATCCGGAATAGCACTGAATTAAGATAACATCTACATACATTTTATCATCTACGTGCTGCCAGAGCAAATCCATCTCTTCTTGTGTGAACGGTATGTGCTCTTTCTTTACCGTTACAATTTCTTTGATGGTTTCCTCGGTTAGATTGAACGTTCTCGAATAGTTGCGGTCTACCAGTTCATATTCCAAGGCATAATCGAGCATTAAATTGAACAGAGACTTAATCTTGTTTTTCATTGACGCGCTCGGGGTTTGTTCTTTTCCACGTACTACAGATACCCCTTCTTCCATACAGCCTTTTATATGACGCGCCCGGACATCAATCACTCTCATGCTATATACGGACGAACAATATCCCCATGCGGATTCTACTGCTCTGCCGCTCGCTTCGTTCTTCAGAGTTTTCAAGTATTCCGATTTCCACCGTTCGTACAATTCTTTGACAGTAAGAGACGGCTCAAGATCGTATGGGTTCTTGTTATATTCCACGAGAGCGGCATAAGCGTCATTGTAGGTAGGAAAATAGGATTCCGGCTTCAGGGGTTTACATATCGGTCGTCCGTTTTCTGCTTTTCCTACGCTCACCATCGCCCTGAAAGGATTACGGAGATTACGGTTTTTAATCTCGCTGATCTGTCCGAACCCATTTGGTAAACGGCGTCGTTTGTTGTTTTTGTTTCGAGGCTTTCTTGATTTGGCGCTTGGCTGCATCGGGTATCCGCAATGCGGACAGGAAACAGCTTTATCACTTACTTGCAATTCGCACTCCGGACATTTTATAAGCATAGAGACCACCTTTCCATTGATTTGCTATTAGTAATCATATATCATAAGTATAGGAATTGTCAACTCCTACACTTAAAAACAATTCCGGCACAATGTATGCGATTGTCGGCGGCGGCTGGAACTTTGACCTTCTTTGCGGTCCGTTCTGCTCTGATCAGACCCTTGCGCCGTCCAATTCGTACTCGTACGTTGGCGCGGCTCTCTCTTGTAAACCACTTGCGGAGGGAAGGTGGAATATATGATTAGTGACAGAAAATCAACCTGCCCTAAATGCGGCGGACAGTTGAAATATTACGATACCGTGAAAAGAATTGTACGGGCGAAATACGGCGTCAAAAACAAAGTAGATATTCGAAGGTTCCGATGCCAAAAATGCAGCGCTATGCATCGGGAACTTCCGGACTTTATATTTCCATACAAGCAGTACGAAGCAGAAATCATTATAGGTGTTTTGGAAGGGCTTATTACCTGCGAAACGCTTGGCTTTGAAGATTACCCTTGTGAAATGACGATGATCCGATGGCGGCTGTCTCCACCTAAGTTGTTTTCACTAAAAGCTGTTTCTAACCTAGAATAGCAATTGAAAGGAGGCAAAAGCCAATGGATGAAGTTATATTTGCATCTGGTTCAGTGCCGGTAGCTGTAGCGGCGAGGGTTTATGGGAAAGACGCTTCATGGATTCGAGCCGGCATTATATCGGGGTGGCTACCCATCGGTAAAGCAACCAGGAACGGAAAACTTATCACCAATCTGGAAGAGATGAATTCGAAATACGGACGAATCAACTTTTACATCTCTCCAAAGTTACTGTGGCAGGAAACGGGTTATGTCTGGCGAGGTGAACGGGTATGAGCACAACGATAAGACCTGAAGTATCTGAGAAAAACCAATACTGGATTGAGAAACACCGGTATTACGAACTGAAGCATTTCTGCCTACAGTATCCGATATGGCGGAAATCGTATGCCATGCTGGATGGGTTCCCGAGCAGTTGGCCGAAATTGATATCGCCGGGCAGGACAAATAACATCAGCGATCCGGTTGCTAAATGCGCGATGGCAAGGCTATTTTACTCGAATCGGATGGACATGATCGAACGGATGGCCAAGGAAGCGGACGAGGAACTTTCCTGTTATATTTTGAAAGGTGTGACGGAAGGGGCTTCCTATGATTACATGAGAATCAAATTCTCTATCCCATGCTGCAAGGACACTTATTACGACTTGTACAGACGGTTCTTCTGGCTGCTCAGCCAAGAAAGAGGGTGATGTGATGAAGATTGTAGATGTGGCTGTTAAGAAGGTCTATCGGTTCAATTGCCCGAACTGCCAGAGCAGGCTTGAGGCGGAAAGCAGCGAACTGACGGACATAGGCGGTAAGGTAAGCAAGTTTTATTGCCCGATGTGCCGAAAAGAGCGTTATATAACCTGGTCGGACTTGAGGAAGAAAATCGTCTATGAGGATTCGCAAGAATAACAAGCTCCTTTATGAAAGGAGTGTAAGACTATGGAAATACTTAATGCCAACAATTTATCCATCAATATTATCCGGAAGAATACTCAGCCATAACAGAAAAGGTTATTAAGTATCACGAAACGCACTGATTTTATAGATTGAGTCTAAGGAAACTTAGGCTCTTTCTTTTTATCCTAGATTAGAATTCAGTACGCAGGTGACGGAAAAACATGTTAAATTGATATCTGAAAAATTCCCCGGGTTGAAAATTTGGAAAAACATTTTAAAAGGAGGACGCACATGAACTTGGTAATCATTTTTATTCTCGGCGTTTTGGTAGGTGCCATTTTTACGGGTATCGTATTTCGGCTTTTCTTAGTCGGAACACTTCGAGTCGACCATTCGGATCCGGATGGTCCTTTTTTATTTTTGGAATTATCGAAGCGGGTTGAAGCTGTGGTTTCAAAAAAGTATGTTGTGCTGAGAGTCAAAGCTAAAGACTTCATTCCGCACAAATAACACTTCCTTTTATGGAACCCAGTAAACGAAAGGAGAAATACAAAATGGGCGAAGAAATTAAAAATTTGTTGGAAGAGGAAATCAAGAACGAAATCGAAAACTTGGCTTCTCTCGAACCGGGAAGTGAAAAACACTCTACAGCAGTGGAAAGCTTGGCAAAACTTTACAAGGTGAAACTCGATGAAGACAAAACTTCAATGGAGTATCTGGATAAAACTCAGAATCGCAAAAGCGATGAGGGCTTTAAGGTTGCTCAGATTGAAGAGAATGTTAAAGATCGGTATGTCAAAATTGGTATTGCAGCCGCCGAGCTTGTGCTGCCGTTGATGTTCTACGCATTCTGGATGCGAAAGGGATTCAAGTTCGAAGAAAAAGGAACTTATACCTCTACAACATTCAGAGGTTTGTTTAGCCGTTTTAAACCAACCAAGAAGTAAAATGGTTCCGAAACGAGGAGTTCGTGGATATTACACGGCCTCTTCGTTTTTCTCCGTTAAAATCGCATCCGCTATTATGAGAGATGTAAAAGTGCTTTTTATCTCTTGATAATTCAAAGGTGGCGGTTATACTTAAAATTGCCACACAGTATCAAGGAGGTAATTTGCAATGAGCTTTTTTAACGACGCGCAAAAGGACGCATTACTTACTGGCAGGTATATTTGCAGTAAATGCGGAGCAAGAATGCAGTTCGAGGATGAATGGGAAGATATATTGGTATGCCTCGAATGCGGCCATTCCGTAGAATTGGAACGGTACGGAATGGAAGACGATGAGGAATATGAAGCTTTGTATCCTACCAGAGAAGAAGTTGCGGAGAATTTGACGAAGATTAAATAAGATTATTAGCAAAAAGGGAGAGGGTCCTGACGAGGGCTCTTTCTCTTTTCTTTTTGGTGATGTATATGAGATACCATTTTGATAAACCGGAAATCTATCTGTCTATGTACGGCAGCCGTTATATTTGCGATCACCCTGTTTACAACAGTTGCACGCTATACAAAATCGGAGAAAAAGGATTGGCTGTGATACAGCAAAGGTTTGACGAGGAAACCAAGAGTACATGGTGGAGCGAGGTTGACCCGTGGATTACTGACGCTTTGTATTTGCACCCTAATTTTCGAGAATACTTTGACGCCCGTTCTGGAACTTGTACGAACGGCCTCTACCCCACCGTTACTGTCCGTCAAATTATGTGGGCGCTGAAAATGAAACCTATCAAACGGGAACGATGGGAAACAGTCTTTGACAGACGGGAAATTTAAGTTCGCAAAAATCGCATCTTCTTTTACGGAAATCAATGGATATTTGAAAGGAGTAAAAGGAGTATGGACGAAATGAAAATAGGTTCGAAATTCACGACGGGTATTCTGTCGAAGTTGATAGCTATGCTAATTCGAAAGAAGTTTGGGTATGATATAGAACTCAAACTTAATGAGGTGAACGCAACGGTTATCGACGGAAAGACACATGTCCATCTGGATGTAGATGCTGAACTCGAAAAAGACGAACTTATGAAAATTTTAAAGAACATTGGTTTGTAAGGATAAGGGCCGCTAACAACGGCTCTTTTCTTTTGCTACGCGAAAAATACAACGCTTATTATGAGGGAAAGAGGGCAACTGATTAGGATAGTTGAGGTTGCCATAATAGTAAGTTTATGCTTGGCTTACATCTTTCTCTTTTAATTTTTTTCACGAAAGGAGAAGACAATGAGCATCGATCAGCTTGAACTAATTTTGTATGACATGTATCACATGGATGCTTGGATGCCTCCGCTATTCGGAAAATGGACGGAGGAATTCAAGAAAAGCAGTTATTCGCAATGGGCTGTCGACGAGCTCAAAGATTTTATCGCCGAAAGAATATATCCGAGAACATCGGGATCAATCGATGAATTCTGTGAACTCGCCCACGAATTCATGGTGAAGATGTTTGCTTACTCAAAAGTAAATCCGAGAACAAGCCAAATATTTAAATCGGCCGGCAACATGGCTGTAGATATCCTGGATTTACTGAGAGCTATGAGATGAACGAAAGGAGAAAAACATGAACAAAACCCCTGTTATTCAAAGGGCGCTGCACAAGTCGGGACTATATTTGAAAAAGTATTCTCCCGTTGCTTTATCGTGTGTAGCATCCGTAGGAGTAATCGTAACTGTTGTTACAGCCGTTAAAGCTACTCCAAAAGCTGTAGAACTTGTCAAAGCGGACAGCAGAAAAAATCACGATGGAGATCCATACGCCTACACCAAAAAAGAGGCGTTTATGTCAGCGTGGAAATGTTATATTCCGACCGCTGCTTTTGGCCTTTCCACGATAGCCTGTATTATGGGAGCCAATGCGCTTAATAGCAGAAAACAGGCTGCCCTGACAAGCGCTTACGCTCTTATCAACCAGTCCTATAAGGAATATAAGGACAAGCTGAAAGAGCTTTACGGAGAAGAGGCGCATAACGCGATTGTGGACTCTATCGTGAGCGAAAAGTGTAAGGACGTTTATATTTCGTCGCCAAGCTTTATCAGCAGTTCGAGTCTTGACTTTGGTGAAGGAATGGAACCCGAGATAATTCGTACTTTCTACGACAGCTTTTCCCAGAGGTATTTTGAGACAACCATCGCCAAGGTCATAGAGGCGGAATACCATTTGAACCGCAATTTTATGTTTCAAGGCGTAATCCCATTGAACGACTTCTATGAGTTCCTTGGGCTTGAAAAAACCGAATTTGGAGAAACCGTAGGCTGGTCATCCTGCAACGGCGATATTTACTGGATTGATTTCAACCACCATAAATTAACGCTGGAAGACGGGATGGAAATCTTTGTTATTGACATGGTTTTTGAACCGACCGCCGAATGGATGGAAGATCTTTAAATCCGCAAAATTTACAAGTCGTATTATGAAAAGGAGGTAGCGCTTTATGATTAACGCTAAAATGGTAAAAATTCTTGGTATTGTCGCCACCGCAGTAGGTATGGGAGCAACACTGCTAACCGACTGGGTGAACGAAAAGAAAATGGAAGAGAAAATCGATGAACGCATTAACGAAAAGCTCGCCGCACTTAATGACGAAGAGGAAGAGTCCTAACAGGGGCTCTTTTTCTTTGCTCAACAAGCTATCGTGTGCGATTCGGAAACGGCTGTTTCGATTATCAAGGAATATGTAGACCGGCATTTATTCAGTCCGTCGTTCTCATGGCCTAAAGACGAATTTGAAAAACGGTCGTATTCACAATGGGCCGCTTATGAAATTATCAATCGAATTATGGATAAGCCCTTTGAAATGCCTATCTGTATTATCGAAAGTTTCATCTGCGAAATGGCTATGTATGCTTGTTACGGCGAGGACGAGCATCGCAGTTTGATATTTCAGACAGCGGTCGAAACAGCCGAAGACTTGATTTTGTTATTTGTTTAAACGAAAGGAGAAAAAACATGAAGGGCAAAAACGTTACTATTTTTGGTCTTGGAGCAATCGGTGGATTTATCGGAGGGAATGTGTTTGCATTTTACAAAATGTTACATTCCAAACGAATCAGAAAAGCACTTACTGACATTGTAGCCGATAAAATCGAAACGGTTCTTTATGGAGAAGAATGTCATTCCCCAAAGAACAATTCAAGGGTATCTTACAGCTACTATCACAAAAACAAAAACATACGCAATAAATCGGGTTTTGTTTTGGAAGATATATTGTTTGGAACTGAATCTGACGCTTTGTCTGTTCTTAGTTCAATGAAAGAAATTATCGTCAATTACGGATGTGTTTCGATTGCTGACTATTACGATCTGGCTGGTCTACCAAGCAATGTGTATACAAACACTAAATATGGATGGTTAGATCTTAAAGACGCAAAAGTTATCGATTCTATGGATGGGTATAAAATTAGCCTTCCTAAAGTGCTGATTTTAAATTAAGAAAGGAGAACTCAAATGGGAAAACACAGTTTATCCAGCATTGCCAAGAGTGTACGGACGGCGATGAAAAAGCATAGTCCGGAGATACTTACAGGTATCGGCATTGCCGGAATGATTACAACTACAGTCATGGCGGTGAGGGCAACGCCGAAAGCGCTGATTCTTATCGAGGAGAAAAAAAACGAACTTGAAACAGACCAGCTAAGCAGAAAGGAAATCGTAAAGACAGCATGGCCTTGTTATATTCCGGCCGCAATCGTTGGTTCGGTTTCTGTTTTCTGTCTTATTGGCGCCAGCTCAACAAATCTGCGTCGAAACGCAGCGCTTGCAACCGCCTACACGCTTTCTGAATCGACTTTAAAAGAATATCAGGAAAAGGTCGTAGAGGCGATTGGCGATAAAAAGGAGCAGACGATACGGGAATCGATGGCGAAAGAAAAAATCATGAAGAATCCCGTTCGGGAAGTGATTCTGACGGAAAAGGGCGGAAACACCATCTGCTATGACGCTATCTCGGGAAGATGTTTTAAGTCGGACAGAGACACCATCAACCGAGCCGTAAACGAATTGAACCGGCAAATGCGGGACGACATGTATGTAACGCTCAACGAGTTTTACTATGCGCTCGGATTAGACGGGACGAAATTGGGAGACGATCTGGGTTGGAATATCGAAAAGGGATATATCGAACTTGATTTTAGTTCCCATCTTGACGCGAACGGCACCCCTTGCCTGGTTATTGATTATCGGGTTGCGCCGGTTTACGATTATCACTCCTGGTAACGACATCACTGAGAAAACCGCGCGAAAATTACAATTGCTTTAATGGAAGAAGTTCCACATTTTCAGAATTTGAAAGGAGAACATAAAATGGAAAACAATGCGATTATGAACAACGAGGTTATTGAAACTACTGAGGAAGTCATCGAAAACACAGGTATGAGCAAGGGTATCAAGATTGCAGCAGGCATTGGTTTGAGCGTAATTGTAGGCTTTGTGGTCTATAAGTACGTAGCAAAACCGGTGATTGCGAATATCAAAACCCAGATCGAGCTGAAAAAGATGGCTGCCGAGAAAAAGACAATCATTGTTGACGAAGCAGACGTTTCTACAGAAGAAAACTGAAATTTGAATCTGTGAAATTCGGACAAGGGAGAGTGCCTTAAACAAGGTGCTTTCCCTTTTTTCTTTTTACCAAAAAGGAGGGTACGAGAATGAAAGCGTATTACTACGACGGACCAGTCATGCGATTTGAAAACTGCGTGCAAAATCGCTGGAAAGCGTCTACCTACGCCCCGTCGGAAGCGAAAGCTAAGAGCAATCTTGCTTATCGGTATAAAAAAGAAAACGGCATGACGCCGAATACCAAAATCACTCTGCCTGGCAAATTGATCCCGGCTTAAGAAAGGAGAAACCTAAGTGGAGGAATACAAAACCAATTCGGATAAGTCTCGTCAAGAGCAGTCTGAGAAAAAAGTGGAGGCGGTCATCAGCGGAAAAGCAAAAACCCGAAAAAAGGGTGAAATGCAGAAATTCGCTGATGTTTTCATCGCCGAGGACGCCAACAATGTAAAGTCTTATATTTTGCTGGAAGTCATTGTGCCGGCAATTAAAAAGGCTATTTCCGATATCGTTACTACCGGAATCGATATGATTCTTTACGGTGAGGCAGGAAGAACAAGAAAAAACGGTTCTGCTTCCAAAGTATCGTATCGGAATTATTACGAACGGGAAAGCGAACGCACCCGAGCCGGCTCCGCTATCAGACGGACAAGTTTTGACTACGATGATATTTTGTTCGATACTCGTGGGGATGCGGAAGCAGTGCTGGATTCCATGAATGATATTATCAGCCAGTACGGTATGGTAAGCGTGTCGGATTTTTATGATTTGGCTAATGTTGCGAACGACAACTACACAATGAACCGTTACGGCTGGACAAACATTGCCGGAGCAACTGCTGTAAGGGTTCGAGACGGTTATATTTTGAAACTTCCAAGAGCCATCCCATTGAATTGAAAGGAGAAAAAATATGCTTGAGTGTAAAATCTGCGGATGCAAATTCAATGCTGTTGAAGAGCGTCATTATATTTCTCGCGACAACGGAAAAAGCGGGTTAGCAGTAGCCTTTGGCTCGGAACCTGAGGAAAAACTGTACGATACTTTTGACTGCCCTTCCTGCGGCTGTCAGATTGTAGTTCAGGAACGAAAGAGAATCTATATCCCTTGCTGTGAAACCTGTGAGGAGGACGAAGAGTAATGTACGAATCCCCTGACAAAATGGTGTCGCACCCGGCACATTATCAATCTGAAACCGGTTTGGAAGTTATTGATGTGATAGAAGCTTTTACTTTTGACCTCAAAGGCATCGAAGCAACCGATACCGGCAATATCATCAAATATGCCTGCCGTTGGAAACAGAAAAACGGCATTCAGGACCTCGAAAAGATTATGTGGTATACACAGCATCTTATCGACCATCTCAGAAAACTCGAAAAGGAGAATGAAAACTATGAAAAATAAGACCGAAATTGTAAAGAGCGTCAGCGGCGCTATGAATAAGACTGAGATTCTCGTAGTGGCCGGAATCGCGGGGACGGTTGTAAGCGCCATTATCGCTTGCAAAGCCACAACCAAAGTAAACAAGATTGTGGAGGATACCAAGAACGATATCGATAAGGTTCATACCGCAACGGAAACCGGTGTTACCGAAGCGGGTGAATCTTATTCCGCTGAGGATTCCAAAAAAGACCTCACCATCATTTATGTGCAGACCGGCATCAAGTTTGCCAAGCTGTATGCTCCTGCCGTTATTCTCGGAACGCTGTCCATTACCAGCATCCTTGCGTCCAACAACATTCTTCGCAAGAGAAATGTAGCGCTTGGCGCGGCTTATGCGGCTATCGACAAGAGCTTTAAAGAGTACCGCAGCCGAGTAGTCGAGCGATTTGGCGAGCAGGTAGACCAGGAACTGAAGTACAACATCAAAGCGAAGAAGTTTGAAGAGGTCGAGGTAGATCCTGAAACCGGAAAGGAAAAGAAGGTAAAGAAAACAGTCCAGGTGGTTGACCCCAATCTTCAGAGCGATTATGCTGTTTACTTTGACTCGAAGAGCCGCAATTACGAGACCAATCAGGATTACAACCGCATGTTCCTGAAGGCGCAGCAGGCGTTTGCCAACGATAAGCTTCAGACACGTGGGCATCTGTTCTTGAACGAGGTTCTGGACGATCTGGATCTCCCCCGTACACCTGCCGGTCAGATTGTGGGCTGGACTGCCGATGGTCCGGACGGATATGTCAATTTCAGAATTGTAGAAGTCGAGCGGGAGACCGAAGACGGAAGGCCCGAGCCGGTTCTTCTTCTCGATTTCAATGTAGAGGGAAATATCTGGGAGAAGATGTAACTTTAACGCTTCCAGATTGATATTGGGGGTGGTCGCTTTATAAGAGAGGAGTTTTAAAAATGCGAATCATATTAAAGGGTGCTGTGTTTCTTCTGAGCCTTATCCTTTGCTTCATTATTATAGCGAGGATAGCCGCAGCCCCGGCAAAAGAGAAACCCGTCGAGGATACATATAACGATGCGTCTTCGACGGTATCTATATCCCCTATCGAAACTGTGCTGGAACCTTCGCCGCCTGACGAGGAACCGGAACAGGTTGAGGAAGAATGGCCGTACCCTATTTCACAGGAAGAAATTGAACTTATCGCACTGGTAACAATGGCGGAAGCGGAAGGTGAAACGGAACTCGGACAGAGGCTGGTAATCGATACGATTTTAAACCGAGTCGACGATTCACACTTTCCGGATAATGTGACCGATGTTATATTTCAGCCGAATCAGTTCACATCTATGTGGAATGGGAGAGTCGACCGCTGTTATGTGAAAGAAGAACTTGTAGAGCTTGTACAGGAAGAGCTGCTGGAACGGACGAATTATGAATGCGTGTTTTTCACCGCAGGCGGATACAGCGATTACGGTGTTCCGATGTTCCAGGAATGCTGCCATTATTTTTCAAGCTACGATTGAAAGGAGCGTTTATCATGAAAGCATTATTTTCTTATGTGTTTTCTACCATGGCCGGTTTGTGCTTGATCGGCGGTATTGCCATTTTGTCTGGCGGAAGGGAGTAATCAAACGTGGATATGCTCGACGATTTCATAAATCTGCTTGACTCCATATTGGACAGCAAGCGGAAAAGACATATTACCGGCGGGATTCTCCTGAGCGCTGCATTGCTGTTCGGAGGTCTCGCCGTAACTGTTGTTACGATAAAAAACGAGGAGGATTACTATGAGCAAGATTAACTTCGCTATGTTTATGGCCGGTCTGACTATCGGGTCGGCCGCAACATGGCTTTGCCTTAAAAAGCGATACGAGCAAATTGCCCAGGAGGAAATCGATTCGGTGAAAGCGGTCTTTGCGGAAAAGAAGCCGGAAACGGTAATCCGCAAAGAGGAAAACGAAAACCTTGACAAAGACAATAAAATCAAGGCTGACCAGGCTAAATTGAAACCGGACCTGATTAACTATGCGGCTAAGCTCGCAGAGGAAGGCTATACGAATTATGCCTCGACAAACAATAAAAACGCGAAAGAGGAGAAGGTAAATATGGTTGAAAAGCCTTATATTATCTCGCCAGAGGAATTCGGCGATTTCGACGAGTATACCAAGCTCAGTCTGACTTATTATTCGGACGGGGTTCTGGCGGATGAAAACGACGAAATTGTCGACGATATTGATGAGACCGTGGGCGCTGATTTTGCAGATCATTTCGGCGAGTATGAGGACGATTCTGTGTTTGTCCGCAACGACAGGCTGAAATGCGATTATGAGATTCTGAGGGACAACCGTTCCTATTCGGATGTCACAGGCAGATACCCCGGTCAAATGGAGGATTAAATGACAGAGAAAGAGCTGAACAACGAATATTTTGAATGGATGTGTCAGCTCGTATGCAATGAACGGTATTCCAGGGGTCTATCCTATCAAAAGCTGCTGAGGCATCTTCACAATATTGATTTCCAATATGTGATTCTAATGGATGGTAACAGGGCTGAAGACGGGATAGACCTCCGTTACCGTTTTGGATATGAAAAATCATACGAGGGTCCTATGATTGCCTCTTTTCTGGACAATCGGCCTTGTAGTGTGCTGGAGATGCTGATTGCTTTGGCGTTTCGTTGTGAAGAAAACATCATGAACAATCCCGACGTTGGCAATCGAATGGGCCAATGGTTTTGGAATATGATTGTGAATCTTGGGCTGGGTTCCATGAGCGATTCCAGATTCGATCCGAAGTATACGGACGATGTTATATTTCGCTTTATGGACCGCAAATACAAACGGGACGGTGAAGGCGGCCTATTCACGATTGAGCACTGCAAGTACGATATGAGATCGGTTGAGATTTGGTACCAGATGAATTGGTATTTGGACAGCATCCTGTAAAGAAAGGAATTCTGCTATGGTTCACAGCAAAGTGTTTGAGTGTTTTCAAGAACATCTGCCGGCGTTTGCCGAAAAGGTTGAAACATATTTTCCGAACGGGAAAAACAGTATCCGTGTGCGGCAAAAGGACGGCAAGGAATTTATATTTTCGTTTAACGGAGAAAAAACTTGGCGGTTTGAAACTATCGACCAGTTTCTTGCAGGAATGAAAGGAGGAAAAGTTCATGGATGAAATGGTCCGTTATATTTTCGGAAGCCTTCGGAATTCGGAAACGATGTTCCGGGCAATCGGAAAATCCATCAGGAAACAGCAGTCGTTTAACCATAATGTTACGTTTTGGGTAACGGTCGTAACGGCGCACCTGATTGTCAAAGAGTTTGAGATTCGCAATATGCGTTGCCAAATCGAGGCTCTGAAAACTGAAATTAAGGAGCTAAAGCAGACGGAAGGAGACTAAAGAACCTCGATGATCGACTTTTTAATGATTTCAACACGTAGTACGAAGCGTGGTGTAATAGAAATCTACCCGAAGTTTATCATTAAGAAAAGCTCTGATCTTATGATTAGAGGCGGCGACTTCTATGCCATATGGCTGGAAGACCGGGGTTTATGGTCTACGGACGAGCAGGATGCTTTGCAACTTATCGACCGGGAACTCGATCGGTATGCAGAAGAAAATCGTAAGAATTTTGATTCAAGTGTTAAAGTCCTGCACATGTGGGACTCTGAATCTGGAATGATCGATTCATGGCACAAATACTGTCAGAAACAAATGAGAGATTCGTTCCACATGCTGGATGAAAAACTGATATTTTCAAATACGCCTACGAACAAAAAAGATTATGCAAGCAAAAAGCTAAAGTACCCCCTGGA